TTCAATCATCGCAGTGCCAGAAGGCTTGCGATCAGTGATCAGCACTTGCTTGGTGCCACCCACCAACTCGCGGTAGATGACGCTGTTGGCCATCTGGAAGTCAAACGACTGAAGGATGCCGGAGTAGCTGTAGACCGAGAACGAGCTGGTGTTGCCGTTCTTGAAGATCAGCGGCGTGGCTTGGTTGGTGTAGGTGACAGAAGGCAGCGCCGTATCGGTGGGGGCGTTGTAAACGCCGGTCATCGTGAACTTCAGGGTCGGGATGGCCCCAACCTGGCAGCTCATTTCAAAGGTGCCGCGAGCGCCCGTAACGATGTGCTTGATGCCATCGTTGTGCATGTAGATGGTGCAAGAGCTGAAGCTGCTGCTGACCGGGGCATAGGTCACCGAAGTGGTCGCCACCACGGTTTCACTCAAGCCACAGGCTTTCAACAAAGCACCGTAGTTGGGAGCAGTACCAGCGGCACCAGAGCCGGCCAATTCCACTTCAAACGTCACTTGGACGCGAGTGTTAGCCAGCAGTTGCTCGTAGTTGCCCAGGTAAGGACGGATCAGGTCACGAGAAACCACATCCGATTGCATCGGCACGATGTCCAGGTTGCGGACCAAGACAGCGTTGGTCGTTCCTGTTGGGCTTGAATCAGTCCCTTCAGTCGTTTCCGTTTTTGCCAGGATCAGACGCTTGCGTGTCAGCAGAGCCATTGCTCAATTCCTCAGGTTGGGGATCGGAGGGTTGGGCCGGCTCTGTCCGCTCGATGAGCTTCCGAATGCCGGTTTTGGGGTCAAGCAGGTATGTCCCGCCTTCACCCCAGTATTCATCTACAATCGTAGCCATTAGGTCACCGTCAGGTCAGAGAGAGAGGTGCGATAACGAATAACGTAATCGCACATCACGACGCCGGCTGGTTGGTCGGCTTCGATCAATTGCCAGTTTACGTTCTGCGGTTGAATATCCATTGCATAACCGCCAAGCGTGAGATCAGCCATCACCTTGCTATGCAGGGATTGAACGGTGGCATCAGCCAGTTGGTCCGGTGCGGTGCCTCGAACGATCACAGCGATGCGCACGGTCAAGCTCCAGTCCAACGTGGGCAGGCTTGTATTTTCTTGCGCTGTGTCGCTGATCGGTTCCACCACAATCGCGGGACTTTCAGCGCGTGCTAGAGCTTCAACGCGAGAGCGATAGATGCGCGTGCCAACCCCACTGGTGCCCGCCAGTGCGGTCACGATGTTTCTGAGGATGGCTTCCCGGCGAGTGGTCATGATTTTTGCAATCCGATTTCTACAAAAGCGCCGTCGTCAACCAACCGCGTTTCACGCACGGTGTAAGCCACGCCATTCACGGTGATCAAATCGCCGTAGAGCAACCCACCAAAGTCAGCAGCTTTGCAGGTGAGCGTGTAGTCGGTGCTGAGCACCATGCCACCAGCCAACACTTGGCCGGGCATGTCCAACACACCCACGCCAGAAATGGCGCCAGCTGTGACGCTGACGCCAAAATCATTAAGGAACACGGATAGGTCTTCGGTGATCATGCGGCAAACACCAAGTCCGATGCTGATTGTGGCAGCAATGCCAACACAGCACTCCAATCCACCACCATCACCTGCTCAGCAAGCTCGGTAGGCAATTGCGAAAAAATTGGGGTAAAAATGCCCCCAGTTGCTTCGGTCAATACATCAGCACTAGATGCCCAGGTTCCGTCAGTCAGTTCAATTGGGGCAATTCTATTTTTAGCAGCCTCGGGTTGAACGGATAAAAGCGCAGCGTGAATACTGCCATCAAAAATAAGGCCATAGGCTTTGGCATCAAAATCGACTGGCAAAGTGCGATCTGGACCGATCAGTTCGGAAAGCGTTAACCCAGCAAAAACTGGTGGAACGTAAGGCACGGTTTCCGCCAGAGGAAAGTTGAAAGGTGAGTAGGTCATGAGTTAGGGAACGGGGCAGCAGGTGGGATGAAGTTGGCTGTGTAACGGGCAACGCCTTTGGTGATGCGGAGATCGTCGATGTAACCAGGAAGCCAGAAGCGGTATGTTGTATCATTTAGTCCGCCAATCCAAAGCTGACGATTGCCACTCTCGGTAAACGCATCACTATTTGTAATGGTACTGCCAGCTTGTGTTCCGTTTACAAATGCACGAATGCTTGAACCGCTCCTTGTGACTGCCACATGTGTCCATGTATTTAATGAAACAGTCGCGGCAAAATTTAAATCAGTAACCCCAGTATAGAGATTAATAGTTGTATAACTAGAAGCAGTGCCGTTGATTCTAAGTTGCCAACCTAGATCGCTACCTCCTCCAGCAGCAGTGTACTGCGAAACTATCACAGCTCCAAAATAGCCCGCATTGTTAGCCGAATAAGCCGTCAAATAAACCCACGCTTCAATCGTAAAATCATTTGGTAAGTTCCAATCGGCGCTGTCGGGGATTGTCAGGTAATCCGCGTTTCCATCAAAGGCAATCGAGCTACCACCAAATTTGCTTTGTGCGGTGCTGATTTGAGCATTACCAACAGCGGTGACCGTCTTAGGTGTTGGGCTGTTATCGATGATCGTGGTGCTGCCGTTGGTGCCATCACCGTGAAGCAGTAGGGACACGTTGGCGTAGTAAGGATCTTGAACTGCCAAGCCAATGCTGTTGATCAAAGTAGTGACGCGAGCGTCAAGGAGGGCTAGGTCCAGCGATTCACCGATGGAGTAAAAGGCAAGTCGGGCGTTGATGTAATCAATAGGAGAATTGGCTTGATTTCTTGCAAATACATAAGCGTTGAAATTTACAGGTGTAAAACTTGTTGATGCAAAGCTGTAGTTTGCTTGGTTTACCCTGCTTACATAAGACGCAGCCAGGTTCCTGGTAGATCCAATCAGCCCCGTAGCAGTGTGTTGATTATTTGCAACAAATGTTGTGGAGTCAGAACTTCTATTTGAGAGGTAGATAAATGGCGTAGCTCCACCTGTATAAACACCTATAGAGCAATCCCCATTATAAGGAGAAGTATTGTTTCTTACGCCTGCATAACCTGCTGATACTTGTCCCGATGTAGCCGTTGAAACAAAAACAGCATTGTGAAAATTATCTTGTGGATCAGCATTGCTTAACCGATTGGTATTCAAGTATTTGGTGCCAACACCTGTTGAGTTCCCATTCCCCGCCAGTCCCGTCTTCCGGTCATAATCACCAGAAACAAAATTGTTATTTGTCGGAGCCGTACCCGCCAGTGGCACCAACGCACCGCTCAGCGTCCGCGCACCAGCAAGAATGCAACTGGCCTTGATGGCGTTCCAGATGCCGTCAGCTTTGCAGCCAACCACAAAGGTGTTGATGGCAGTCTTGACGCCAGCTTCCAGAGATTGGCCATCAGCAGCTTCTACAGCAGCGATGTAGGCAGCAGCAGCCGCATCAAAGCCACCACCGCCACCGCCGCCCTTCTGGCCAGTCAGTGAATCCCGAATGGAACGCTTGATGCTGCCTTTTAATTGCTTACCCAACAACGCTGCCATATCATTGCGCTCCAACAAAACCAGACACTGAAGGCGTGCCGCCACTCAAACTGACAAGCCTCAACCGCACATAACGTACAGGTGCGCTGCTCAGAATGTAACCAAAGGTTCCGTTGGCCGTGATCGTAGTATCTGCGTTGGCCTGGTCTAGGTTGAAGTAACTGGTCCCATCCAAGCTGCCTTCCATGCGGATCACCACGTTGGTGCCGATGCTGGCAACGGTTACCTGAAACGCAATATCGCGCCCGCCAATTTCAACGGCACTAGACACGCCCGCCGCTGTCAGCGTTGTTAAAGCGACAACGCCAAAACTGCTTTGATCACCGAGTGCCATTGGTGGTTACCTCTTTGGATTCAATGATAGGTGCATCGGCCTTCACCTTACGGGCAGGCTTAGGGGCCTCCACTGGCTCAACTTGATGAGCCACCAGTTCATACTGCGCGTCATCCAGGTCGAGCACGGTGCCGGGTTCGGACACTTTGCCGTCGAGATAGACGTAGAACTGCTCACGAACTTTGTACTGCATAAGAAAAAAGAGGGGGCCATTTCTGGCCCCCACCTCCTATCAGGCGATGATGTCGGTGATAGCGGCGAACGATTCCACGTGGCGAACTGCAATGTCGCAGGTTTGCATAGCGCGGATGTCCACGGAGCCGGCGTTGTAGCCAGAGCCGTAGGGGTTAGGCAGCACTTCAAGAGCGCCCCACATCCCGATCACCAGCTGGCTGAAGTCACCGAAGATCAGGGCGCTCAGGTTGGTGCCAGTGCCTTTGGTGAGGCTGCTGGAGACCTGGTTGCTGCGATACATCGGATAGCCGTTCACATTGATCGGCGTGCCGGTGGTGGTGTTCGACTCGTTGGCAGTCCACAGATAATCTGCGTACTGGGTCTTGAGCTGCTTGATTGCACTCAATACCTTCGCGTTCGTCAGATAGGCCAGGTTGCCGTTAAGGGCATTGGCCACATCGACGGCACGCTCAAGCTGGATCAGTTGATCCAAGCCGCTGGTGCTGGAGGTGCTGGAGTTGGTCAGGGCAGCACCGTTGGTGCCCATAGCCACAGAACCGATGCCGGACTGGTTCAGGATGCCCTTGGGCTGACCAGAAGAACCAGAACCAGAGATGGCAGCCAGGTCGATACCCAGAGCCATCACTTTGGCGAGATCGTTGCGAACAACCATCTCGATGTCAGGGGTGGCCTGTTGCAGGGCCAGGCGGCTGTACTGCGAGCGAGCACCGATCTGTTTCGGGCTCAGGGTCACCTGGTCAAACAGGGCTTCAGCCTCGGTGATGCTCGAAGCCTCAGTCACCCAGTAGGTAGCGGTGGCTGAAGTTTGCCGGGGGATCGCCACGTTGCCGACCAGGCCGGTCAGCATGGTGGGACCAAGCTGCATGATCAGCGCGTTGTTGCGCAGAACATCAATGAAGCTGCCAGCCAGCAGGTTGGTAGCAACCAGGTTGCCGCCAGTGGTGGCAGAGCCAACGGCGTAAGGAGCCCGGCTCATCTCCAGGTTGTGGGGCATAAAGAAACCGGAAGTTGCCTTGCCGGTTTGACGCTCGATCTCGGCGCTTACTTCACGCTCCAGACCAGCATCTTTCCAGTTGCCGGAGATAGCAGCGTTGATGGCACGCACGAGGCTGTATTCGCGCTGTTCTTTGGCGTTGAGGTCAACGTTGCCAACCTTGTCAGCGATGGGCTCCTGCTTGGCACCCAGCTTTTCAAGGAAAGCGCCGCGAGCCTCATCAAGGCTTTTGCCACCTTCGATCAGCTGGCGAGCCATGTCGGCTTGGCCAAACTTGTCGCCCAGTTTGGTGATAGACGCGATGCGAGCACGTTCGGCGACAACCGCCTCCGAGCGCACCTCGTCAATGTTGACGGAAGTGTTTTCCATTTG